CCGGGTCAGTTTTTTTCTTTGGATGACTTCCTCCAGGCAGTACAGGAGGCGGCATCCAAAGAAAAAAAAATGTTTTTCTTCAAACCAATTCCCGGCGTAGATTATCGCCCGCCGAAGCTGACGCGCGGATCCTCCGACTGGGTCATCCGCTACTACGTCAAAGATCCAGGAACCGGCCAGCTCCGCCGGATCCGCATCAAAGTCAACCATATCAAACCCGAGCGCGAGCGCGTGCGCGTGGCGCGCGAGATCATGGCCGCCATCGGCGAACGGCTCGCCCTGGGATGGAACCCCTTGCGCGACGCCACGGCTCCACGCTCCACCGTCTCCGTCTTCGAGGCCTACGACGCCTTCCTCGCCGTCAAGCGCAAGGAGGCCGAGGGCCAGAGCGTCGCATCCTACCGGTCCTTCATCAACGTCTTCTCCGACTGGCTGAAGAAGAACGGCTTCGCGCAGCCGCGGCCCGTCGCCTGCGTCAGCCGCGAGACCGCCGTCGCCTTCATGGACCATCTCGACAGCCGCGACGACGTCTCGCCGCGGACCTGGAACAACTACCTGTCCTTCCTGCTGACGCTGCACACGTGGCTCATCGAGCGCGGCTACATCGCCGCGAATCCCTTCGAGGGGATCCGCCGGAAGCCCCGGCGCCTGCTCGCGAAGAAGCGCCGCCTGCTGTCCGCCGACGAGCTGGGGCGCCTGCTGGAATACCTGCGCGCCGAGAATCCCGAATACCTGGCCGTCTGCTTGCTGTGCTACTGCTGCTTCATGCGGCCGAAGGAAATCGCGCTGCTGCGCTGCGGCGACGTCAACCTGGACCGGCAGCTGGTCTTCGTGAGCGGGGAGGTCGCAAAGAACGACCGCGACAGCGTGCGGACCATCCCCGACGCAGCGCTGCCGGATCTGCGGCGCCTGAACCTTTCCCGGCCGGACTGGTTCCTGTTCGGACGGAACGCCGGCCGCGGGGATGACTTCCGGCCCGGGGCCCAGGGCGTGAACCAGCGTAAATTCGAGGCCTTCTGGTCAGCGCACGTCCGCCCGGCGCTGGGCTTCCCGGAAGAAGTCCAGCTCTACAGCTTGAAAGATACGGGCATCACCAACATGGCCAGCGCCGGCATCCCTATCAACCTGGTCCGCCAGCAGGCCGATCACAGCAACGTCGCGATCACCTCCATCTACCTGGGCCTGCGCCGCGCGGAGGCCGTCCCGGAGCTGCGCGGCGCGCAGATCCTGCCAAAATAAAAACTCCCCGGACCGTCTCGGCGCGGGGAGTGGGAAAATTTGTTCTATGAGGGCGTGGTGGGTGCGTGTTCGCTCTATAGCCATTGGATCCGGTTGTAGGTGATGTAGTAGTGCGCGCGGTGCGGGCACATGGTCTCCAGGACTGAAGGATGGACCATGATCCGGCCGTCGCTCTCCGTCAGCTTCCAGCCGTCGGCGCCGCCGAAGGTTAGCACGGACACGGTGCCGCAGCCGTCCGGACAAAGGTGCTTCGAGATGCCGTGCTGGCGGCTGATATAGATTTTCCCGTATTCCAGGGCGTCGTTCTCGGGGAGCGTGTCGAGAAACACGGGCTCCAGGGCGTTGATTCTTTCCATACGTCTATGCGATTTTGATGAAGTGCTTCAGCAGGGACCAGATCTCGCGACGCCAGCCGACGACGGCCAGCGCCAGGAGCCAGAAGAAGGCGCCGAGGCGGAAGCGCTGCCACCAGTTCAGCTTGCGCTCCACCTCCCGGATGACGGTGTGCTGGGCGAGCTGCGCGTGGTCGGAGCTCGCGTGCTGCACGGTCGCCGTGGTGGTGATCGGCACGATGACCGGCAGCTGCTGGTCGGACCGGTTGCGGATGGTGTGATGAAGAAGGCCGTCCTCGACCCAGGCGTCGCTCTCTGCGAGCGAGGTCTGGACGTGGGAGTGGAAGCCCTCCGGCAGGACGGCGCTGGACTCTTCCGCGGGGAGCGGTACCAGCACGACGCTGTCCCGGACGGTCACGATCGTGGAGTCCACGTAGTGCACGGCGGTGCTGTCCTTGACGTTCGTCTCGACGGGCAGGCACCGGCAGGGCCCGCAGCTCGCAGCGGCGAGCAGCAGGGCGGCCAGGGCTATGGCCAGAATCGCGGCGCGTCTCATCGCTCGGGCTTTTTAGCGGTGCACACGGCCATCGGGAACTCGGCCTTCACCTCGAAGCACGGGCAGCTCTTCAGCCATTCCCAGCGGCTGATCTTCCCGTCGCCGTTCAGATCCGGGGAGGCGTCGCGGTGGCCGATGACTTCCGTGATCGGATATTGCATGGTGAGATTGGCGACGAGGGTGTGCAGCGCGAGCTTCTGCGCGTCGGTGCGGGTGTCCTTCGGGATCTCGTGCCCCTTCGTGTCCTTCGCGGGGATGATGTTGCCCTTTTTGTCGCGGGTCGCCTCCAGGCCGCCGATGTAGCAGATGCCGATGGAGTGCTGGTTGTAGGGCCGGCCGGAGAAGCCGGGCTTCTCGCAGTGGGCGCCGTTCATTGTCAGCGGGCGGCCTTCCTCGATGGTGCCGTCCAGGTCGATGACGAAGTGGTAGCCGATGCACTTGAAGCCGCGCTTCAGGTGCTCGCGCTCGATGTCTTTCGCGCGGACGTCCTTTCCTTCAGGCGTCGCGCTGCAGTGGATGACTATCGCGTCGATATCATTCTTTTTCATGTGTTTCGGGGTTTCGTGGCTCTTCTTCGTAGGGGCTCCGGTCCAGGAATCGCTTCCTGTACGTGTAGTCAATCCCAAGCAAAGCTCCAGCGAAGGTCAGGATCTCGCCGAAAGCAAGGAGGACCGAGTTGTGGATCTCGCCGGTGGGACTGACGCAGAATCCGGCGACAAGCAGTCCACAGCCGAAGATGACCATGCTGAAGGCGAACCAGAGCTGCTTGTCTGACGGTTTACGCAGTATTCTCATGACTTTAGAAAATATATTATCCGGGGACGAATTTACATCCCCGGATCGTAGAAAAATAGGACACTATTCCGCGGCCTCTTCCGTGACGCCGAGGATCCGCACGGCTTCCGCCTTGCAGGCCTCCGCGAACGTGTTGAAGGCGTCGAACTCGTCGTCAGCGCCCTCGTCGCCGTTCATCTTGTGGCGCAGGATCGCCTCGACGTCGCCCTGGCTGTAGCGCGTGCGGACCAGCGCATCGACCAGGCGGCCCTTCGTGACTTCGCCCTCGATATCGACGGCGGCGTAGGAATAGACGGGGACGGTCTCCGAGCTCTCCTCCTCTTCGGTGGCCGGCTCCTCGCCGGGCTCGCCGCCGGCGGGGGCGGCGCTCTCCTCGGAGATGGTTTCGTCGTAGTAGCAGCGGGTCTTGCCGTTCGCCAGGACTTCCAGGCGGCGCGGCTCTGAAAATAAGAATCTCATATCTGTGTGGGTTTGATGATTGATTTCGTGTAGTGCGGCGTGAAGTCGAGGGCGGCGCGCACGTGCGGCGCGGCCTCGATCGCCGAGGTGATGATCTTGCGGGCGCGGAAGTGCTGCAGGTAGCCGAGGCGCGAATTCATCTTCGACAGCTCGGCGGCCAGGTCCGCATCTCCGCTCTCCAGCAGCGCGTCCAGGTCGCGCACGTACCGGCGGAAGCGCGTGATGGTCTCGTTCTGCGCATAGCGCCGGTACGGCAGGATCGCAGCGCCGAGGAAATAGTTCGTCTCGTAGGCGCTGGTGATGGTGGTCTTCGTGGGATGGAGCGTCAGGCGAAGGCGCCGGTCCAGGAACTCGCCGCACGCATCCCTCCAGTCCGGCAGATTCCGCTCGGGGCCCAGCAGGCGCGCGTCATCGACGTAGCGGCCGTAGTTGCGCACGTGGAGCTCGCGCTTGACGAACCAGTCGAAGACGTTCATGTAGATGTTCGCGTTCAGCTGGTTGTTCACGTCGCCGATCGGCAGGCCGACGCCGGGCTGGCGGCCGCGGAGCGATTTGTTCGGCGGAACCAGCGGGATGAGTGCCGGGTCGCCGAGGTATCTGCAGCCGTCCAGCGGATCGTGCGCGATGTACGCGGCGATCAGGTAGTCGGCGAAGTCGTAGTCGATCTCGTCCGGGAATCGGGCGCGGTGCCGCTCCAGTTGCTCGTGGATGATGTCGTAGAGGATGGAGCGGACCATCGCCATGAAGAAGCCGGAGACGTCGATGTTCAGCACGGACGCCTCGCGCGTGTAGTTGTTCGTGGCGCTGCGCAGGTGGTGCTCGAAGCGCTCGATGCCGACGAGCGTGCCCTTTCCCTTCCGGCAGGAGTAGCTGTCGTAGATGAAGTAGCGCTCGAAGATCGGGCCGATGAGGTTCAGCACGATGTGGCTGGTGACGCCGTCTTCGTAGTTGCGCCAGCAGAAGATCTCACGCACGGTCGGCTCCAGGTTCACGAACCAGTCCATCGGACCGGGGACCCAGCGCCGCGAGTGAAGGGCGTGCGCGTGGTCCGCGATCCGCTCCTCCAGGTTCAGCTCGAACTCCAGCTGCGCCGGGGTGTTGCGCTCGTTCTTGCGGGCGTCCAGGTAGGCCTCGGTGACGAGGCAGTGGATGTCGTCGTAGGTGTATTTCATATAAAAAACGGTATATTCTCCGGCATTGTCAAATGCTCGGCAGGGACGCACGGAAAAGCCGTTGGACCGGTTATTGTTGTTCAGCGGGTTCACGTTGCCGGAATTGAAGTTCAAGTTGCGCGCGTTCGTCTGCGAATTGGAGCCGTAGGACCAATAGTTGCCGTTCGAGCCCATATTCGTCAGAGCGCCGGAGCCGTTCGCGCGGTAGCCGGAAGCGTCCACGTATTTGAGTGGCCCGTTTGATGAATGCACAGCCGAGGGCAGCAGGCCGACGACCATGAAGACTTCCAGGGCCGCCAGGACGGCGAGCCCTATCTGGGATATCCATCGGGAGGCGCGGGCCGTCCGATGGGTAGGCCACTGAATTTGACGGGACTGTCCCCGTCGGTTGCGAATGACCGCACGACCGCGGGGCGTCTGCCCGAATGTCGGAGAATATGCCGTATCTTTACGCATTCTTGACGGTGCTGCGCCGCCAGCCCTGCAGCTGGCGGGTGACTTTGTCTTCCGCGTTCATAATCGCGGACAATCCCTTTGGCTTGATGTACTGGAGATCCTTGATCATCCGCACGGAGATCTTCACGCGGTTCATCTTTTCGAGGGCCGCCGCGATCCACTTCAGACGCGCCGCGGGATCCGTCTCCAGCTCGTTCGCGAAGGCGGTGTCTTCGATGATCGACTGGATCAGGCGCTCGACTTCTGCAAAGATGCCGCGCTTGACGTTGATCGGCGCCTTCTGTGTGCTGCGCACGAATTGCTGGTAGAGCTTGCAGGCCGCGTAGTACACGGGCGGCCGGTCATCCCTGGGCTCTTTCGGTTTCATAGATTTCCTTCAGTTTGCGGACGAAGTCCATGCAATCCATCGGCGTCGCGCCGGACAGGTCAAACGCTGCGACAGCTCGCGCGAGTGGTCCGTCCAGCAGCGGGCCGATGTGGACGTTGGATTTCTTGATCTTTAGGTTCAACCGTATCATTTCGCTATCATGCCCGCGACTTTGAAATAGTCGCGGGCGATTGAAAGGTTTTAAGCAAATGCTCGGCAGGGACGCACGGAAAAGCCGTTGGACCGGCTAGAGTTGCTCAGCGGGTTCACGTAGCCGGAATGGAAGTACAAGTAGCGCGCGTCCGCCTGCGAATAGGAGCCGTAGGACCAATAGTAGCCGTACGAGCCCACATTCGTCAGAGCGCCGGAGCCGAACGCGCGGTAGCCGGAAGCGGGGAAGAAGTTCCCCTGGGCGTCCGTGGAGTTGCGCTTGAACTTCCAGCCCTGGCTGAAGGAGCCGACGACGTTGAACTGCGTCGCGTCCGTGGTGTTGTCGCCGGTGCTGGTGAAGCCGGTGAAGGCGCGCGCGGACGGCATCATGTAGCCCACGGGGCACGGGTCGTAGATGGTCTTGATGGCCGTGGCCTGGTCATCGTTCGCACCGTCGGCGTTGAGCGCTGCGTTCCAGAAGTTGTTGAAGCGCGTCAGGGTGTTCCAGTTGTGGCTCGTGTCGTCGTACCGGGTGAAGAAGAGGTTCGGGTTCTTGATCGCTTCCGCGACGGTCTTCGTGGAGAGCTGGTCGCAGTCCGTGCCGCGGACGCCGAAGCCGGTGTAGGTATTGCCGTTGATGTCGTAGAGCGTGCACTGCGAGCCGGAGCCGTTGACCGGAGCCATAGGATCCTTGCGTCCCCATTGGAAGTGCGGGTTGTACTGGTTCGTGCGGGCAGCGTTCCAGATGGCGCCGAGGTTTTCGGTCATCAGCGGGTATCCGACGTCCGTGTGATTCTTGAATGTCTCCGGGCCCAGGGAGTCGGAGGTGCACCAGATCAGCCAGGACCACATGATATTGCCGCCGGAGTCCTTGACGACGAGCAGGGCGTCGCCGTTGGTGTCCGGGATGGAGGCGACCGTGAACTGGATGTACTTGCAGTCGCCGCCTTCGACCAGCGAGACCGTGGAGATCATGCCGGAGGTCGTCTGCCAGAGCAGCTGCGCCGCGGCGGGCTGGCAGTTGGCGTTCTTCTCGATGAAGGGCGAGGTGATCAGGGCGCCGAGGTGGTTGACGAAGTCGGCCTGGTTGGATCCGCCCTGGTTGGTGTAGGCGGGCGTGTTGGTGACGCCGTTCTTGATGGCGTTGCCATAGACGAGCGGGAACTTGTACGTCCCCGGCGTGCGGACGACGTAGGTGTTCGCGGTGGATCGCAGGATCGACGATGCCCCGTCAGGGGTGAACATCGACAGGTCCTTCGCGACGGCGGCGAGCTTCGATGCGTCAAAACGCAGCGGGTCGCCGTTGGCGTCGGCGAGGATCACGGAGCGCCCCTGCAGGAGCGCCGGATCCGAGTAGAGGGTCATGTCTTTAATGTCTGCCATGATGGTGAGATATTAGAATTGAAAATAAGGTGTTAGTCATCCCAGGATGCCAGGTTGTAGATCATGAAGTGGAAGCCGCCGTCGTTCAGCGATGCGTCGTCGGCGGTGCGGACTTCGACGCGGTACATGACGGTGCCGTTGTAGGTCCCGGTGCCGACGCTATAGACGTTGGCGAAGCAGGCGGCGCTGGCGCCAGCGACGGCGCCCATGCCGCTGACCTGGCAGAAGATGTGGTTCGCGTTCACGAACCAGGACTGCGGGAGCCACAGGTAGTAGATGCCGACGCCGCCACGGCTGACGTAGATGTCGTCGTTGTCGTTGTTGAACTTCCGGATCTTCTTCATGTAGCCGCCGACGCTGTCATAGACGAAGCTCACGCTGCTGCCGGTGCCCTGCACCTTTCCGTAGGCGAGCGGGCGCAGATCCCGGCCGTGGTTGAAGCCCGTCGCGAGCAGTGATCGGTTCACGACCAGCCAGCCGAAGAATTTCGACGTGGTGCCCAGTCCGATGAATTCCGTGATCTCGTAGGACGTCTTGAAGGACTTGACCTTGTTTCCGTTCTCGTAGTACCAGTGGTTCGCGTTCGACGGGGCGCGGAATTCAAAGCTGCCGACGTAGCAGAGGCGGCGGCCGGACTGATCCGTGTCCCACGGAAGATTGATCTGCAGGTAGCCGGACAGCGAGATATTCCCGTTGGAATCCTTATACATCGTATCGTCTTCCTGGCGGCCGGAGCTCCACGTGTAGGCGGGCGTGAACGGGTTCATCAGGCGCTTCGCGATCAGGTCGGTGATGGATCCGGACGTCGCGGTCATTTTGCCGGACAGGTCCACGTCGATGGCCTTGATGGTGCCGTCGGACTGGATGATGACCTTGCCGTTCTTTGTCCTCATGTGTTTCACGACCAGCGCCTCGATGAAGGCGTTGCTGCTGGTGAGCGCGTCGATGAAGGCGGCGACTCCTACGATGGCGGCGGTGTTGATGAGGTCGGTCTTGATGTAGCCGCCGGCGATGATGGTCTCGCCGAAGGCCTGCAGATCCCTGACGGCGGCGTTGTAGGCGTCCGACGCCTTTCCGTCCGCGTAATCCTTCGCGCTGTTGAGCGCGCCGGAGGACGCATTCCCGATCTCCGTCGTGATGGCGGTGCGGGCGGCGGCGATCTTCGCGGCGATTTCCGCGTCCGTGTAAGACTTCGAGTATTTCTCGTTGTAGGCCTTCCCTGCCTCGTTGATCTTCTTCACAAGATTCTCGCGGGCGGTGTAGTAGTCGGTGATCGCGGAGAGCGGGTAGCCGTTGGTGACGGGGACGTTGTCTTCCCAGGCCCAGGTCGTCGAATGGTTCGGGCTGGCGGCGTCCTGGGTGTAGTACAGGATGACGTTCCGGAAGGCGTTGTTGCCGGAGGTGGTATAGTATTTCGCGTTGAAGGTGTTCAGCAGGTTCTGCAGGGCGTTCGTGAGCGTGGCGTCCCCGATCGTGGAGATGGCGGCGGCCGTCAGGTATTGGCCGGCCTGCGCAGCGATGGCGCTGTAGTTCGGCGCCTCGTCGTTCAGCGCGGTCTGCAGGGTCCGCTTTTCCATCGGTGAAACATAGCCGTCGGAGGCGAATTTTGAGAGGACGGAGTTGATCACGTCGATGGCGTCATTCGCGGCGTCTGCGTCGGTCTGCGCGTCCGTCGCGACCTTCTTCGCGGCCGTGGCGATGCTTTCCAGGATGGCGGTGCGGGCGGCGTAGTAGTCGGAGATGCGCGACAGCGGGTAGCTGTTGCTGATCTGCGTGTTCTGCGTCCAGGTGGCGCCGGCGGTGTAGTAGTCCAGCACGGCCAGGGCGAGCTCTTTCTTGCTCGCGAAGGTGGACGTGGAGATGCTGTACTTCCCTGCCTCGTCGGCGATGGCGGAGTATTCCTGGGCGATATCGTTGCGCTGCTGCTGCAGGCCGCGCTTCTCCACGGGGCTGATCCAACCGTCGGAGGCCCAGTTCGACAGGGCGGTGTTCGCGTTCGAGGCGGCGGTGGCAGCTGCTGCAGCAGCGGCGGCTGCAGCGTCGGCGGTGTCCTGCGCAGCGCCGGCGGCGGTGCCCGCGGCGGCGGCCTTCGCGTCGGCCGCGTCGGCCTTATCCTTTGCGACGTCGGAGAGGATCTGCAGGACGTTGTTCAGCGCGACCTGGTAGTCGCGGATCAGCTCGGCGTAGGTCTCCCGGTTGAAGCCGATGAAGGCGCCGGGCGCGCCGATCTGGCAGCCGTTCAGGTATTCGCGCAGCGCGAGGTAGGCGGCATCCAGGCGGTTCTCGCCGGTGATGTTGTAGTAGATGTGCGCGGTGTTGTAGAGGACTTCCGTGCCGGAATAGGTGATCACGGCGCGGTGGCCGTCGCCGCCGGCGTCGATCAGGGCGATCTTCGCGGCGTGGTACGTGCCGCCTTTGCCGGCGGATCCCGTGGACGGGATGCCGTTGATCTCGGTCCAGATCACGCGGATCGAGGCCTTCTCCGCCTCGTCGAGCTTCGTGTCGATGTCGATGCCGGCGACGGCAGCTGCCACGGCGTCGGCCGCGGCCAGTGCATCGGCGGCGGCGGAGCCCGCGAGGTCTGCAGCGGACTGCGCGGTCTCGGCGGCGGACTTCGCGGCGTCGGCGCCCTCCTTCGCCTTCTCGGCCACGGCCTGCGCGATGATGGCGCGGGCGGTGTAGTACGCGGCGATATCGGCGTAGTCGGATTCCACGGTGATGGTCTCGGGGGACGCGGCGGTGTACTTATCGAAAGCGGTGACGGCGGCGGTGTAGGCAGCGTTGAAGGCGGTGATAGAGATGCCGTAGGCGGTCGCCTCCTGCGCCAGGGCGGTGTGCTCGGAGACGACGTCCGCCTTCTGCTGGCGGAGCGCGGCCTTCTCGACCGGCGAGATCTTGCTGTCGGAGGCCCAGTTGTTCAGCTGCGCAGCTGCAGCGTCGGCGGTGGTCTTCGCGGCGTTCGCGAGGGTCTGCGCCTGCGTCGCCGCGGCGCTTGCGTTCGAGGCGGTGGTGTTCGCCTGCGAGGCCAGGGCGGCGGCGGCGTTCGCGACGGTGTCGTCGGTGTACTTGCTGGCCTTCTTCCAGTGCGCGACGCTGAAGGCGGTGCCGGCGGACTTTGCCGTCTGGCAGACCAGCGTCTCATCGGTGAAGGAGCCGACGGTGGCGTGCATCCAGAGGTCGCCGGGGTCGTAGGCGTCGGCGGTGCCGGGCTGCGACAGGAAGACGCGGCGCTTGCCGTCCGCGGTGTCCTGCGCCGCCTGCGCGGCGGCCAGTGCGCGCACGGCTGCGTCGTCCTGCAGCAGGTTCCAGTAGTAGGTGCCGCCGGAGTTCACCTGCCAGCGGTAGCCGTAGCCGGAGCTCTCGTCGTAGTACACGTCGCCGATGTGTTCCTTCTTCAGGGCGGCGGTGTTCCAGTTGGAGGCCGGGTAGTTCGAGGTCGTCGGCGTGCCGCTGGCGAACCAGTATTCGATGGTGTTGTCGAGCTGGTCCTGCATCTCGTCGATGTTCGCCTGGACGGCGTCCTCGAAGGCGCTCATCTGGTAGGACAGCGCGCGGTTCACGTTGTCGATGGCGCGAACCTCGGCGTCGCTGTAGTCCGTGAGCAGCGAGGCGAAGCGGTCGCGGTCGAAGCCGGTGAAGACGTGCTCGCGGTCATTCAGGCCGACGCCACGGAGGAATTCGCGCAGCGCGACGTAGGCGGCGTCCAGCGCGGACAGGCCGGTGATGTTGTAGTAGATGTGCTGGCCGTTGTAGGTCACTTCGACGCCGTGGTAGGTGATAACGTCCGGGACGCCGATGTTGCCGTACAGGCCCGCCAGGGCCTTCGTCGCGACGTAGGTGCCCTTCGTGCCGGTGCGGCCCAGGTCCTCGGCGCCGTTGATGGTGATCCACTGCGTGCGGATGATATTCTTCTCGGTCAGGTCCAGCGTTGCGTCGTCGTTGATCTCCGCGAGGACGGCGGCGACGGCTTCCGCCTTCGCGAGGGCGCGGTCGGCCGTGCCCTGCGCAGCGGTGGCGTCGCCCTGGGCGGCGTCGATGCTGTTCTTCTCCGCGGCGGCGATGGCGTCCAGCAGCGTCACGCGGGCGCTGTAGTACGCGGCGATATCGGCGTAGTCGGATTCCACGGTGATGATGGCCGGCGTCGTGGCGGTGTACTTCGTCAGGGCGGCGAGCGCGGCGGTGTAGGCCGTGGTGAAGGCGGAGTAGCCGACGTTGTAGCGCGTGGCGCGGGCGACGAGCTCCGTGTATTCCTGCGAGACGTCGGCCTTCTGCTGGCGCAGCGCCTCCTTTTCGACCGGCGAGATCTTGCCGTCGTTGGCCCAGTCGGCGAGCTGCGTGCCCAGGGTCTGCGCGGCAGCGGCTGCAGCGTCTGCGGCGCCCTGCGCGGAGGCGGCGGCGAGGACGGCCTGGTTCGCGGTGAGCTGCGCGGCGCCGGCGGCGGCGCTGGCGGCCAGGGCTTCGTCCCAGGCGGACGAGATGTTCCAGGACATATCGTTCCATTCCGTCAGGGTCTGCAGGCCGGATCCGCCGGTGATCGTGACCTGGCCCTTGAATTCGCCGTTCTCGGTGAAGATGCCGACTTCGCCGTTCCGCACGCCGACGGTGGTGATGAGCTTGCCTGTCAGGTCGTAGCTGTTGATCCCCTTGTAGTAATCGTCGCGCGGGGAGTTCGCGTCGATGGTCGTGGTGACGCGGGCGCTCTGGCGGGAGGTGTTGTTCCGGTTTCCCAGCTGGACGATGTTGTCGCCGGCCGCGGGGACGTCGCTGTCAGTATCGCAGTCCGTGGCGGACAGGACGATGTAGTCATCGCCGACGGCGGTGACGAGCCGCCAGTAGTATTTCGCGGTGGTGGTGCCCAGGTCGAAGCGCTGGCAGCGGGCCTGGTCGCCGACGACGAATTCGTTCGGGATCTGGCCGTCCTTGCTGTCGAAGTAGCACTTGTAGCCGCCGGTGACGGCTTCGACGCGCGAGCATTCCATCGACGCGGCGGACCAGATGACCATTCCGCCCTGGTGTTTGATCTGCTGGATGATCAGCTCGAAGACCTTCATCGAGCGGCGCACGACGATATCGTCGAGCTCCAGTTCGGCGCGGCCCTGCTGGTTGACGTACATACGGAAGCCGGCGCCGAGCGCGCCTTCGCTGAAGGACGGGGATTCCACGGTCGGCGTCGCGACTTTGTGAAATTCGACGTCGTCCGTGGTGCGGACCGGCTGGTCCATCCAGTCGTCGAAGAAATGGCCTTCCCAGGTGCCGTCGCCGGTACCGCCTCCGCCTCCCCCGCCGATGGCTGCGGCGAGCGCGGAGAGACTGACTTTCTTCCATTCTTCGGTGAACGGCGTCTGTGCCAGGAACAGAATCTCGTCTGCCAGGTCAGCCGCCGGGAAGTCAGCTAACCTGGCCCTCAAAAAAAAAATATCGCCGGACGGGGACTCGACTTCTATCTCCGAGAGTGAGCCGGTGGTGCGCACGTAGTTCTGCAGGCCGCGCTGCTCGGACAGGGTGTAGGAGAAGGTCAGCGAGTGGACGTTCTCGCTGTCAGGCAGCGACGTCTGATCCGCGGAGATGACGATCGGCTCCGCGTTGCCGTCCTGGATTGCCCAGGCCTGGCGGCTCGACAGCAGCTCGAAGACCCAGCGGGCGGCGCGGATGCCCAGGGCGCCGGTCTTCTGCTCCCAGCTGCGCGCGATCTCGGAGGTGATATCGACGCGGGTGTCGCCGGCGGCGGCGCTGGCGTGCTCGATGGCGGAGCCCTGCGTCAGGGCGCCGCGGAAGATGAAGGTGTCGATGCCGCCGAGCGAGTTTTCGCAGAGGTAGATCTTCTCGTCTCCCTGCTTCGGCTCGAAGACGTAGCGCTGAACGTAGGAGAGCTGCACGCCCAGCGAGGTCTCGACCCAGACGTCCACGTAGCCGTAGAGGTCGTCCGTGTCCTCGCCGGAGAGCTCGAACAGATACGACATCCGGGTGTTGAACGTCTTGAAGGCGTTGGCGGAGTAGGACCCGATCGTGATGGTCTTCGAGGATCCGGCCTTCAAGTAGAACTTCGCCTTGACGACGCCAGCGACGGCGAAGAAATAAGACAGCGTCTCGGGCGAGTCCCACGTGACCTTCTTCACCTGCGGCTGCCAGGTGAGCCAGTTCGCCTTCAGGAAGAGCGTCGGCGTCGTGGAGAGCTTGCGGACGCCGGCATTCACCACGCGGAAGGTGGCGGCGGTGACTTCATCGACCTGGACGACGAAGACGGCGCTGCCGGACGCCTGCTCGTAGATATCGGCCGTCGGCAGGACGGTCTTCAGGTGCGGGGCGACCAGCTCGCGCAGATCCACCTCAATCTTCCCGGAGGGGTCCGGGTGATAGGTCTCCTCGATCAGCGTGGTCTCATCCTTGACGAGGGTGAGCACGATCGGGGATGAGCTCGTCGCGATGAGCGGCTTCAGGTTGCGCAGCAGGGAGAGACTGTCGGGGATCTGGTTGATGGTTGCCATAGTGCAAATTTACTGAAGGGTTGACGGTGAATTAGGACAGGGCTGCGGCGGTGAACGAGATGTTCACCTGCGCGGTCTCCAGGGTGATGAAGGTGTAGCGGCCGTTGTGTTCGGCCTGCTGGTTGTAACCCGCGGCGACGGTGCGCGCGATGGGCGCGGAGGTCTGCCCGGCGGCCGTCGGCGCCGGCAGGAAGATCTGCGGGTCGTCGTCGGTGTATTTCGTGATGATGGTCAGCGACGGGTGCGACTGCTGCACGCTGGCGCGGAAGGCGTCCACGGCGGACTCGTCGAGTATCCAGTGGAAGGAGGGCGCGGGGATGACCGTCGGCGTGTCATCGACGCCGTCTTCGTAGTCCTTGCAGAGGTAGAAGGCCGCAGACAGGCAGCGGACCTTGCCGCCGATCTCATAGCGCAGCGCGACCGGCAGCATCGGCTGCCCGTGGAAGAGCTTCGTGCGATAGAGGTCGTACTGCAGGATCTCCGCGGCCGTCAGGTCGAACTGGCCTTCCACCTTGATGAGGTTGTTGCGGAGCATCTTGTTGTAGCGGGCGAAGAAGCGCTCGTAGATCTCCGGGCCGTTCAGGTTGTAGGCCGCGGCACTGCGCAGCGTGCCGGTATTGTCGTATTTCTGCGTCGTGCCGTAGAAGTAGTGGCCGGCGTAGTATTCCTGCGGCGTGATGCGGCGCGGGTTGCGGCCGTCCTGCTGCGCGGCGCTGCCGGAATTCGTGGTCGTGATCGGCGAGGAGAGGCCGGCATAGGTGACGATGATGATGTCCTGCTCTTCGTCGCGCGTGGATCCGTTGTAGGAGGTGTTGCGGTGCTTGCGCTCGCCGATGTACGGCATCAGCACGCCGCTGACGAAGACCATCGGAGGCGTGAGGTCGGCCCAGCTGCGCTCCTGGGATTCGTCGCTGTTGCGGCGATCGTAGGTGAAGATGTTCGAGCCGATGCGGCGCGCGGAGATGAACGGGCCCTGCTCGTAGTATTCGCCGGTGGCGCGGCGCAGTACCAGGCCCATGTCGTCATAGCCGGCGCGCTCGGGGAGTTCGGTCACGGTGCCGTACTTCGTCTTCAGGTCTTCCAGGGTTTCGGCGGCCGGGGCGGCGCCTTCCAGGGAGGTGTCCGGGCGGAGGATCACGCGCGAGGACCGGCTGAAGGAGTTGGCGATATCGCCCAGTAGGCGGCCGGTGAGGTCGGCGTCGTAGTCGGCGGCGAGGATGTCTTCCAGCAGCAGGATCTCGACGGTCTTGCTGGCGGGGTGCACGACGATCTGCGCGTGGAACTTCTGAAGCAGCCAGTCCAGGATCTCGGCGACGGTGCAATTCGGCACCAGGTCAGAGAAGTCAATTCGGCCAGCGCAGATCACGTCGGAGACGTTGTGCAGCAGGATCAGGTCTTTCAGGTCGTCGTTCGTGCTGAAGCAGTTCGCGGTGACGGTGTAGCCGCACAGCTCGAACAGCAGATTCAGGAAGGCGGGCAGCTGCAGGAAGGGCGCGATGCCGTAGCCCTTCGGTACGCTGACGCGGTCATCTCCTTCCGTGACGATGCGCGCGGCGTGCTCCAGCTGGAGGATGGTGTCGCTCTGCGTGGACGGCTGCGAGAGCGGGCGGTTGTTCACGTCCGGCGCCGTCGGGTCGCCAACGGCCACGGGGATGATGCGGAAGATGGAGCTCGACGTGATGCCGGAATAGATGCCGAAGAGGTAGGTGTACCAGTCGTCGGCGGTGCTGTACGTGGTGAGCACTCGCTGCGCGAAGAGCTGCTTCAGCGGCGTCTCCTTGTGCTGCGCGTAGAATTCGGAGTCTTCCAGCGCCAGGGCGCAGGTGATGCCTTCGCGGCTCGCGTTCGTGACCACGAGCACGCCGGCCTTCCGGTAGGGACCGCTGGCGATCATCGCGGGGAAGAGGTTTGCGAAGCGGCTGCTGCGCGCCGTGCGCGTCGGGAAGTCCAGCTTCTGCAGGTCCGCGGGCGTCGCGGGGATGGTGGCGGCCACGGACAGGGCTCCGTCCTCGGAGAAGAAGGCGGAGTTCTGCTCGACCTCGAAGGAGAAGTCCTCCGGCAGGGTCAGTTCACCTTTCTGTACGGTCAGTTTCATTTGCCTGCGATTTTCTTGATGGTTTGCTGCAGCTCCTGCTTCGCGTTGATCTCCGAGAGGACCACGTAGGTCGGGAACGGCAGGGCGTCCAGGATCTTCTGCATCAGGTCGTGCGTCTCCTGCAGGAGGGCGAGGTTTCCTTCGCCGACGGTGGCGGGCGCAGCAGCTGCGCCGCTGGCGCCGACGATTCCGCCGTCCGCGAAGCCGCCGGTGCCGGAGCGGTAGCGGCCGGAGCGGCGCATGGACTCCAGCGTCGCGAAGGTGATCGGGTTCGCGCGGACCATCGCCGCGGGGGCGACCCATTCGTTCGCGTGGACCACGCCGACGGCGTCGTAGTCATTGGAGCGGCGCTTCGTGTAGCCGCCGTCGTGGAAGCCGGCGACGGTGCGCTCGCCGACTTCCGACGAGCCGGAACCGGATGAAGAGACGGTGGTCGCGAGGACGGCGTTGCGCTGTGCGATGATCGCGGCGACCTGGGCGGCGGTGGTGGCGGAGATCAGCGCGGTCATCACGGGCGCGCCGATCGGTCCGAGCTCGGCCCAGGCCTGCATGATTGCGAGGGCGCCGGCGGCGACGGCCTTCGCGATCTCGATGGTCATGTTCACCGTAGCGTATCGCTTCTGCAGCTCCAGCTTCTCCTGCTCGTATTTCTCCTCGATGGCTTCGCGCTGCTCGGCGTTCTCGCCGGCTGCGGTGAGCTCCGCCTGCATCCGTGCTTCGAGCTGGGCTTCCGCAGCGCTCTGCAGGGCGCTGAAGAAGGCGTCCAGCTCGCCGATGTACTTCTGCGCGGACTGGATGCCGGCGGCGATGGATTCCGCCTGGATCTCGCGGGTCTCCTTCGCGTAGCGCTTGATGATCTCGGCGCGGGCCTTCTGGTATTCCTCCTCGGAAAGGAGGTTCGCTTCGTGCGCTTCGTCGAGGGTCTGCAGCTCGGCGGCCATCTGCTTCTGCAGCGTGCCGACGGGGTCCAGGCCTTCGCGGATCTGCTCGGCGCGGTCGCGCAGCTTGTTGAAGTCCTGGATCCAGTCTTCGAGGCCTTCGTCCAGGGCGTCGTCGATCGCGGCGATGGTCTCGTCTATCTCCTCCTGCAGGAGCTTCGCGAGCTCGGCTTCGTCGGTGGCCAGGACCTTACGGACCTTCTCCATCTCGGCGATGTTCAGATCCAGCAGCTGACCGGTGAGCTCGACGACGGACTGCTTGTGGCGCTCGCCGATGGCGATGCGGTCCTTCAGTCCCGCCTCCTGCAGGTTCGTCAGGCGCTGCTGGTATTCGGCCTCGGAGATCTCGCCGGCAGCGTAGGCGGCCTTCGCGGCGTTCTGCAGCTCCTTGTAGCGTTCCTCGGAGCGCTTGATCTCATCCTGGTAGGCCTGATTCGCGGCGGACGCGGCTTCGCTGGCCATCTGCTTGCGGAGGGTCGCTGCCTGTCGGTTCGAGCGCTGGGTGGCGCGCTCGTAGCCGGTGTCGGCGTCCTGCATCTTCCGGTAGGCAGTGACGTAGTTCTGGACCATCTCGTCGTTCCCGAGATTGTACTTCTGAAGGAGGTCGGCCCATTTCTTGACGTTGCGGTCGGCGTTCTGCGAAAACTCGTCCAGGGCGGCCTGCGCGGCGTTGTACTGCTCGGCGTAGGCCTTCGACGTCTTGCCGGAGCTGGAGAGCATCTTATCCTGCAGGCGGTTCACCTCCGCCTGCATCGCGGAGTATTCCTGCTGGTATTCGCGGGCCTGCTCGATGGTCGTGCGGTGCTGGTTGTATTCGCGGACGAACAGGTCGATTTCCTGATTCGTCATGCCGGTACGGGTAGCGAACTGCTCGCGGTAGGCCTCCATTTCCTGCCGGGCGACGTCCTTGCGCTGCAGGGCCATCTCCTCCTGGATCTCGTCGTACTTCTGCGCGGCCTTCAAGCGCTCTTCGTTGGAGCGCGTGGAGTCCATCATGATCTTGCGCTGCTGCTCGGCGGCGAGGGAGAGCTGGCCTTCGGAAAGGGTGAGTGAGTTGTTGCGCTCGAAGATCTCGTCGAGCATCCGGGCGACCTCTTTGCCGTTCTTGTAGGCGTCCTTCATGTGCTGGATCATCTCGTTCCAGCCCTTGCCGGAGGAAATGTCCGCGATGAAGGCACCGTAGGCGTCCTTCCAGCCGGCGGTCTCGAATTTCCATTTGTCGCCGATGAGCTGCGTCTGCGAGATCATATCCTTCGCGAAGCGGCGGAAGAGCGCGAGGGCGCCGGTGATGATGCCGGCCCAGCCGATCTTGCTGAAGAATCCGCCGAAGATCTTCTGGCTCTGACGGCCTTGATCTTCCAGCTCCTTCATCCGGGTGCGCAGCTGCTTGACGGTCTTCGCCGCGGCTTCGTATTCCTTCGAGTCAGGGCGGGCCTTCCGCATCTGCTGGTAGGTCTTCCGGTAGGCGGCCTGTAGCTCGTTCAGCGAAGAGCCGGAGATGTCGTTGATGATCTTCTGGTAGCGCTTCGTCTGCTCGTTCAGGTCTTTCTGCGACTTCTCCAGGGCGATGAGCTCCTTCTGCGCGGTCTTGAATTCCTTCGAGTTGATGCCCTTCTCCTGCGCCAGACGTGCCATTTCCTGCCGGACCTGCGCAGCTTTGGCGCGGGTCTCTTCGAGGCGGGCATTCGCTTCGGCGTTGTTCAGCGTGACGACTGATTCGGTATAAACTCGGTTCTGTGCCATTTCGGTGAAAGATTAAAGATGATCATACCAGGCGGCGTCATTTCTCCGCATCTCGAAGGTGGTACCACGGAAGGACGAGATTGCCTCCGCGGCGTCGATGCCGTACTTCGCGGCCATCATGATGCCGAGCTTCATGACTTCGCGGCGGAAGGTCTGCGAGTACCAGGGCTTCACCTGCCGGTGGCCGCTGGGATCCGGCGTCATGTCGAGCGTCACACCGCGGCCGACGCCCATGTCCGTGAAGCGGCCGTAGTACAGATACAGGAAGGTGATCTTGTAGGGGTCGCCTTGCGCGTCTGACTGCACCTGCGCCTGCAGGGAGCGCAGCAGGTCGCCGGTCTGGCCCACGTTGTAGTCCGCCATCCTGGCCCGCCAGCGGTCCAGGACGATGTCGGCCCACATCTGGGTCATCTCCAGCTTACTGCGTCTTCCGGCCATACGCTACACGAGTGAGATGTTCTCTTTGAAGGTGAGCACGATTTCCCAGCCGCGGGCGTCCGGTCCGCCGTAGCGCTTCATGTATGAGATACGGGTCCAGTCCCAGCCGTCGAGGGCCGGGTAGTTGCCGGACTTCGCTGCGGCGAGCAGCGCCTTCAGGATATTCACGGCCGTCGCGTGCGTGGACCGATACAGGGCGGCTTCGTCTTCGCCGCGGCCCAGCCGGTCCATGATCCAGATCGACTCCGTGCACGTGTCGAGCGGGCCTTCGACAAACTGAATGGATCCGGACGAGCGGGACTCCAGGATCACGGCCGGGAAGATCACGGTCCGCATCTGCGCGACGAGTTCCAGGATAGCATCCAGGCCGTCCGCCTCGCGGATCTGATTCGCGTCGATGATGCCAGGCACGCCGCCGACCTGGACCGGGTCCTGGCCCTGCTGCGGCGTGGTCATCGTGCCGACCAGCAAGCTAACGAGAAGGTTTCTTGACAGCATTTTCGTACAGGCGGTTGAGTGAATAGAGGACGGAGTGGACTTCGGTGCGCAGGATCTTCTCATTCTCCTGCGGGTGGTTGTCGTTCATACAGGCGAGCAGATCCTGCAGGATCTCCGCCTGGGTCTTGCTGGTGATTCCTTCGCCTTCGCGGAAGACGTAAGGGTAGCGCTCCTTCAGGTAGGCCTTCACGCCGTTCCACCAGATCACGAGGCCCTGCTTCTGCCAGCCGAGCATCTTGCGGCGGCGTCCGCCGGTCAGCTGCTTCAGCGCTTCTTTCAGGTAGCAGTCGTTCTTCTCCGCGGCGGCACGCATCAGGTAGGAGTCCGCGGCGAAGAAGGCCTCGAAGGATATCCCCATGATGCGGCGGTCCACCTCCGGGAAGGGGCTCGGCGGCAGGCCGACGGCGTCGTAGATGAAGCCGAGCTGGCGGCAGGCCTCCGCGATGACGTCCGTGGCGATGAGGTACGGCTTGCCGTCGATGATGAACGGCGCGCGGCCCTTCAGCTTCTTGGCGTCGAAGGCGCGAGCGTCTGCGGGCTTGATATGCGTCAGGCGGCACAGGCACAGGTACAGCGCGCGCTCGCGATCCAGTCCTGGCATGGTGAGGATAGTGCAGACCTCCTTGAAGTCGTCGGCGCTCATCATCTCCCAGCAGGTCGGGTATTCCAGGTTGATGCGCTTGGCGCGTTCGGGGAAGAGGCGCCGGAAGAATTGTTTGATCTTGCTCATAGAACTATATCATGTAAAAGATTGGCGTGTCACCGTGCTCGGCGGTCCGGTCCTTCGCGGCGTCGGACTGCGCGTAGGTCGGGAAGTCGGACAGGTTTTTCTTCATCAGCGCCACGGCCTTGAAGACCTCCGTCATGCCGGTCTCTTTATCGCCCAGGGCGATGGACGCGATGGCGACCTTCACCAGCTGCAGCACCTTCTTCTCGTTCGCTCCCATCGCTTCGCTGTCGCGGACCTTCTCCAGCAGCTCCGTGGCGTATTCCGGCGAGATGTACGCCGCGACGTCGGCGGTCAGCGCGACGTTCAGCGCGGCGTTCATGCGCAGGAACTCGCTCCAGGACTTCGGGTAGAGCTCCGCGGTGCGGGGGCTGAAGACGGCCACGTCGCGGAATTCCGCAAAGGTGAGGATCAGGCCGTCAGAGATGCGGGCAAATTCCTCGGTACCACGCCAGGCGATGTATGCCTCGGTCTTCATCAGGAAGGTCACGAGCCGGTCCTTGCTTTCGTCGAGCCGCTTCTGCAGGGCTGCGGTCAGGGCGCCGACGCGCTCCTTGCTTGCGGGTGCCATGTCCTGATTGCTGACGACGCCGAAACCGGCGTCCGTGAGGACCACGTCCAGCTCGGGAATCGACGCCAGGAAGGCGGCGATGGAGATGATCCGCTGGCAGAGCTTCAGCAGGGCGGCATCCGCCTGGGCGCGGTTCTTCAGCTGCGCTTCCAGGTCGGTGCCGATGATATCGGCGACCAGATCCTGCTGCGCGGTGTCGAGGGCGTCGTCGAAGATGGTCTGCGCGGCCTTCATCTCGATGGCCGGCAGGAATGCCTTCATTTCGGTGTAGTTTCTTACGAGCATAGCGGTCAGGCGTTGGTATTGGTGGATTCCTCTTTGCCGGATTTGTTCTGGTCCAGCGTGGTGAAGATGTATTCCGGGATGGTGATCATGATATCCTTATCCCAGCCGTTGTATTCCTTGATGACCTTCAGCACGCGCAGGCAGCGGTCCACGATCGGCTTCATCAGCGCCTGCTTCATCATGTAGAGCTCGCGGGCGTTGCTGCCGCCGAGGGTGTTGCTGTTCTTGCCGGGCGTGGCGCCGATCAGCGCGGAGTGGACTCCCATCGCGTAGCAGATGATGTTCGCGGTGGACTCCGTGTCGTCGATGTACTCGCCGCCCTTCAGGTCGTTCTGGACCGGTGTAATCTCGATGTACTTCTGCTCCACGCCGCCGGAGGACGTCGGCATGATATCCTTCAGCGCGAGGATGGCCTTGTTGGCGTTGTCCTGTCCGGCGAGGTAGTCGGAGAATGCCTGCTTCTCCTTCTCGACGCGCTCGCGGACGGCCGTCAGGTCGTGCTCGTCGATTCCCTCCTTCTGGAAGATGTCCTTGAAGTATTTCGGCGAGATGTAGATGATGTACTTCACGCCGAGCTGGTTCTTCAGGATCGCCTTCTTCAGCTGCGGGACCATGCAGCTGTGGTCGTACCATCCCGAGGTGAAGATGGAATACCATTCCGGGCGGGAGTAGTACGGCTTGCCGGGGGACGGCATATAGGCCGGGAAGATCAGGCGGCGCTTCTGTGCGGCGTACATCTTCAGCTCCTGGACGGCCTCGAACTCGTCGAGCACGCGCGTGGTGATGATCGGGTAGTCCTTATCGCCGGGATTGCGGTCCCAGCCGGAGCAGTAGTAGTGGAACTTGATATCTGCGTTTCGGTTCATCTCGCACCAGCGGCTGAAGACGGCCTCGCGGTGGCGGATGGTGGCGATCTTCGTCCCTTCCTTCGCGTAGTTCAGCTCGGCGAAGGTGTTGTAGAACGTGACCATGTCCGTCAGCTGCTCCATGACGAAGAGCGGTATGTCGTTGCGCTCGAAGAATTCGTGCTCCTCTCCGGACGCGACCTCCTCGTAGTCCGTGATCTTGCCCTTGTTGCGGGCGAGCACGCGGATGAGCTTCGGGCCCAGGCCGAAGCAGACGTCGCGGTTGAACTTCAGGTTCGCGGAGACGATGTCGTTCTTGGAGATCTTCTCCAGGACGTGATTCGGCAGGAGGTTGTCATGTCCCCAGGGCACGACCTTGTGCCCGGCGATATCCTGCGCGTCCAGATCGTAGTCCTGGCGGAAGTCGCCGGCGGAGTCCATGACCAGCACGGACTCGATGCCGGGGAGATAGGTGACGCCGTCGATGATCTCGATGCCGCCGAAGGCCGGCGCTTTTTCCTTGCTCATAGCACGACCTCCTCTCCGTTGATCTCGATCACCGTGTAGCGGTTCACCTTGCGGATCTCGCCGGACGGGATGATCTTGATGTTGAACGTCTCCCCTTCCCCGTGGAAGGAGGTGGGCACGCATTTCTCCACGGAGATGATCTCGCCGTTCTCGGCGACCCATTTCAGGGATATCTCCTTTTTGAGCTTCGCGAGCTCGCAGATTTTGCTTGAACTGATCATATCTTCAGATTTTCGGGAGACAAATTTATATCAGCGCCGGAGCGGAAAGTAGGACAGGACCGGTCCTTCGCTGTTGCTTCCATTTTTCGGTCAAAAAACTGTCTTTCAGGACTGAAGGGGTATCTGAAATCCGGACGGGACTCGTTTTTGCCTCTCTTGCTCCCCAGCCCTGCCCTGTCGCGGGGGCCGCAACCGGAATGGCAATTTGCGTAATATGCCGACGCCGTTTTTCTGCTGGATCCTGACGCGATCATAGTGAAGAGCCGATGCCAGCGCCGACGGAGCTGTAGGGGAAGAGGAGGTTGCCCAGGTAGAGGGTGTCGAAGGCGTCCGTGCCGTCCGTGCGGAATTCGAGCGGGTCGTCTTCGGACTCCGCCAGCTTCTCGCCGCCTTTCTGTTTATGAAAGCCCAGCGGGGAGATATCGACTTCTGCCAGGGAGATGGCGACCAGGAGGGCTTCGTTGTTCTCTTTGTTGAACATCGGCATCAGGTCCTTTCCGCCACGGAAGCCGTCGTTGATCATCGAGTGCTTCAGGTTGTGGGCCATTGGCTTGCCGATGAACTGCGACGTCACGATCCAGCCGTGCTTGCTGAACTGCTCGATGATGACGGCCTTGAAGTCGTCGTTCGCGACGGCGTAGTTCGAGCCCAGGGCTGTGGAGTCATAGTAGAAGATCACCTCCTTGCAGAGGTGGGCGCGGTAGTATTGGCAGAAGTCGTCCACGAGCTCGCGCAGCTTGCGCGTGTACTTCACGTAGAAGGACTTCAGTACGCGCAGGATGGACCCGTCGCGCTGACCGGCGACCAGCCAGTTGATGTTCGCGTTGTAGTCGAAGGCGATGGCGATCGGCGCCTTCAGATCCAGGTCGCCGTCCAGCAGGCAGCCGTAGTCCGTGCCGGGTGGGATTGAATAGCCGGCATCCTGGAGCGGGGTGTTGTTGTTGGCGATGTAGGTGTGAAGGGAGTCGCGGAAGTTGGAGTAGAAGCCGTCCTGCAGGCGCTCGATGCGGCGCGACAGGATGGACGTCTGGAATACCAGCGGCGGGAGGTCGCGCTTCATCTGGCGGACGTACTGCAGGCCGACGACGTCGATATTCTCGAAGATGGACCATTCGCGATAGAAGACAGCATGGCGGCGCAGCTGGTTGATGGTCTTCTCGATGGACTGGATCCGGGCGGTGTCTGGCGTCTTCGCGTGCGCGAGGGTCCAGCGCAGCTGCAGCAGGCCGGCGATGGCGTCGTTCACTTCCGGCGTGGCCTTCTCGCGGTAGTTCAGCAGCCAGCGTCCGCTCTTCAGCACGGGCATATCGCTCACGAAGAGCACGGAGTGGTGCCAGGGGCAGTCGGAGAAATAGCGCATCGTGCCGCCGTTCGCCGGGAAGGTCTCGTCTTTGAGTTTGTCGTAGTCCAGGCCTTTCGCTTCGTCGGCGACGATCCAGTCCAGGGTGAGGGAATTCGAGCTCATACGCACGTCCTGGGAGATGATGATCATCTGGGTGCCGTTGTAGAAGGTGACGACGTCTTCGTAGTTCTGGACCGGGATGATGGGCTTGGCGAATCCGAGCTTTTCCGGCGGGCGCTTGCCGATGACGTAGTGGATGCCTTCGATGAATCCGGCTTCGCGAAGGCCGGACAGGGCGGCGGGCAGCGTGCGCGTGCGGGCCTGCTTGAAGGATGACGCCACGAAGGCGCCGGTGCTGCCGGGCATGAATTGGACGTTGCGCTTGATGCGTCGCGATACGATCCCGAAGGACTTGCCGAAGCGCCGGCTGCAGATCGGGATCTCGACGTTCGCGCCGATGGCCAGGGCTTCCTGCTGGGCGCGGTTGAGATAGGTGACTTTTGTCTCGCTCATCGCTGGTCCTGGATGTCTATATCTTCGTCGATTTCCTGGGTGTACTGCTTCAGCAGCTTGCGGGCCTTATCTTCGATGCCGGGGACCTTCTTGATGCCGATGACCTCGGGATCCACGGAGAAGGACTCGTCGCGGGGCACGATTTCGTCGAAGGGATAGTCTTCGCCTTCGGGCTCGTCGAGCTGGTTCGCTTTGACGATCGCTTCGGCGATTTTCGTCAGAACTTTCGCCTGACGATCTTCGCCGGCGAGGGCGGCAGCTGCCGCCTGTTCGAGGAGGTGGTTCGCGCGGAGGCGCTGGAATTCTTTGTCGGCCTTCGGGGCGCTGCCGAAGAGCACTTTCACCAGGGCGATATCACGGTAGGCCTGGATGCGGCCGACGCTGTACTGTGTGATGATGTAGTCGCGCATCATCGACTCGGTGATCATCGGATTGCTCATCCAGCGGGCGAAGATCGCCTTCAGCCGTTCGAGGCGGGTCTGCTCGGGTTCGGGTAGTTTCGCCGCCGGGTCTTCCAGCGCGCGGGAGAAGGCGTCGATCAGGTCGCGGTTCGGGTCCTTTGCCATAGGTCAGAGTGTTATGACGCAAAAGTACCGATCTTTCGACCGGTACTTGGGACAGGGATGCGCGGGACTTGCGAGGCGTCAGATCAGGCCGCGGTCCTTCAGCTGCTGCTGCGTCTGCGGGCTGATCGTGCAGCCGTGATCCAGGAGGGCGGTCACGCGGGCGCGGACGCCTTTGCGGACCTTATCGGAGACGGTATCGGCGGCGAGGGCCTTCGAGATGTACGCGCGGCAGTTCTTCTCGTTGAAGGTGGTCTGCTGGGCGTCGATCTCGCGCTGCAGCTGGAAGTCGTCGATTTGCTTCCAGCCGGCGGCGATGCGTTCCTGGCACGACAGGATCCCGGCGCGGAAGGTCGCGCGGTCCTGATCGGTGCGGGCGGCCTTCATCTTCTCGTGGTAGCCGCGGCGCACGCGGTATTCCTCGATGGTGCGGTCGTAGATCGCCTGCATCTCGGGCGGCAGGGATGCGCGGACTGTGCGGCGCTCGTCGTAGGTGCGGAAGGTGATCTTCGGCGCCTCGGGGGCGGGGGCAGGATCCGGCGCAGGCGCGGCGGCGGCCGGTGCGTCGAGGAACCGGTTGAAGCGCGTCTCGTGGAGCTCGGCTTCGGGATTGACGTGCACGCGGGGCGCTTTGTCGAGCTTCTGGAGCTCATAGCGCAGCATCTGCTCGTCTTTCTTGCGGCCGATCCACGACATCAGCGACTGGTTCAAGGAATACCTGCAAAACAGGCGGAATCCGGAGTTGAAGTCCGGATTCGCCTGTTTCAGGTATTCGGCGATCTCGGGGATCATCGCGCGTCAGATCTAACCGGTCGTCACGGGCGTCGGCGTGAAGGTGCCGTCGCCGCAGTCGAGCGTACCGTCGTCGAGGGCGAGGTCGCCGGCATAGACCGGAAGCATCGTCACGTCCGGGCATTCCGCGGTGAAGGAGATACCCTTCTGGGAGCCGGGTGCGTCGCCGGAGGTCGGCGTCGCGACGGTCTCACAGCGGTAGTCCGGGGAGCCGATGACGTGGTAGCGGCCGGCGGATTTCACGACATACACGTAGTCGTCGTTCACGGACATCTTCGCGAAGCCGAGGGCGGCGGGAGTCAGGTCCGGGAAGCTGCACGCCAGGCGGTTGCGGAACATCTTGCCGTCCATCTCGCCGATGGTCTCGGCGGAGATAGAGCCGCGGCCCTGGGTGGAGTAGATCTTCTGCCACTTCTTGCCAGTTGCGAGCGTGAAGTCGCCGGAGTAGGTCGAAAGCGCGGCCTCGGAGGTGGCGCTTTCGCTGTCCGGATCATCCACGATCGTCGGCCAGGCCGTGATGTGGCGTTTCCGGATCCGGTAAATGGTGGTGCCAATCCCCGAGGGATTGACGCTACCAATGTTAAAATCGAGGTTTGCGGGAGTCATGCTACATTCGATTTAGAGGGTTTGACTGCTATTCCGTGGCCATCGCCTGCTTGACGACGACATCGAGGTGGCCGGTGCCTGCAGTGATGCGGACGGTGGCCTGACGAGGCGTGTTCTCGGTGTTCGTGGCGTCGTAGGCGTAGGCGGTGCGGGTGAAGCGGACCTTGTTGCCGGTGGCGGCGACGGTCAGCCAGGAGGCGCCCTCGGTGATCACGGCCGCGGAGACGTTCGCGCCGTTGGAGGCGGAGTAGGTGCGGTCGTTGTAGCCGGAGGTGGCGGCGGTCTCGATCAGCTGGTCGCCGGAGATCACGGTCTCGCCGGACGGGCTGCCGGAGGCGGGCTTCGCGACCATCAGGAACTCGGGCTCGATCATCTCGAACTGGACGCCCCAGAAGAAGCACATGAAGAACTGGACGACCTTCGGGTTGTCCGGGACGCGCACAAGGACGCGCTCCTTGTTGGACTCCTGGTCGCAGCCGACGAGCATATTGTTCTTCGTGGTGAGGTAGATGTACGGGCTGTTCTTCTGGCCGGAGAGGGCGACGATCTCGCAGTGGTCGTCGGTACCGTGCAGCCACTTGCGGCCGTAGGAGCTGTTGTAGTTCACAGCGCCGAAGTGGGCCAGGAACCACTCGTCGTAGAGCAGCTTCACGGCCTTCGGCACGAACATCTTCAGGTTGTCGGCCTCCTGCAGCTCTTCGCTGGCGCCGTCGAAGATGCTCTTCAGCACGTCGCCGACGTTGGCGGCGGTGATGGCGGCCACATCCATGTAGTTGCCCTTCAGGGCGGAGATGTTGCCGGCAGTGATCTCGGCGGCTGCGATGGTGTCGAAGCCGTTGAACAGGGTCGCCGTGGTGGTGCCGTCCGGGTTGCGGGAAGCGGTGAAGATGGCGGCGCCGAGCTTCTTGCTTACGGACTTACCCATCGCCAGGGAGAGGTCGCGGACGATCTCCATGTCGGTGCGCTTGGTCTTGTCGGAAGCGGCTTCGCCGTACACGGTGGTGTAGAGGAGGTAGGGATCGAATTCCTCCAGAACGTCGCCCAGGTACGTGGTGAGCGTGCGGGCCTTGATGCTGGAGGTGTCCGTCGCGCCTTTGGCGGTCTTGTACGGACGGGCTTCTGCGCCGGAGCCGACGGCGCCGACGGTCTCGTCACCGGCGACTCCCCTGCGGAGGGTCATGTGCGCCAGGGCGGAGTCCATGAGCGCAGCGACCGGCATCGCGATGATTTCCTTGCGGAACTTCGCGGACGAATTTACGAGCAGTTCAGAAATGTTCATAATTCAGTGGATTTTTTGGTGGATTTACTTTTTCAGGAACTCCTGGCAGGTCTTCATCGCGTCGTCAAAGGACTCGGCGGGTTTGATTTCCTCCTGGGCGCCGCCTTCCGGGGCGTGGTTCACCTTGATGCCTGCGGGAGCAGCGCCTTCTGCGCGCTCGATCGCGGCCTGAAGAGAGTCTTCGAGCTCCTTGATGCGGGCGTCGCGCGCCGCGATGGTGTCATTGGCGGCCTGAAGGTCCGCCTGGAGCCCGGCGATGGTGTCCTGGTGCCCTGCGGCATCAGCGAGAGCGGCTTCCACGGCCTCCAGCTGCGAGGGCTGCATCGTCGTGGATCCGTCGGCGTCGAATACCTGCTCGGTCAGAGCGGGGATAGCGACGAGGTGCGGGTAGTTGTTTTTCGTTTCCATATTGATGGTTTGATGGTTTTGCTGTTCGCCGGTCTGCTGCAGCTGCTCTTCCGCGAGCTTCAGCACGGTCTTCATCGCGTCGTCGAAGCTGCCGATGGAGTCGATGAGCGTGCCGACGACGTCGCGGGCGAAGTAGTCCTTGCCGGTCAGCTGGTCGTCGCGGGCGTCCGGGCGGTTCGCCTTCATGTCGGCGATGAATTTCTCGTTGCGCGGGTTCAGCCGCTCTTCGCGGATGACCTGGAAGTTGCCCTGCAGGGCCTGCTCGTAGGCGCCGTTTTTGTCGGCGGAGGAGTCGGCGTAGATGCGGGCGTGGACCATGCCGTCCGGATCTTTGTGGAAGGCCGGCCAGCCGGAGACCTCGCACATCGTGCCGATGCAGCCGACGGTGTCCATCTCGTTGTGCGCGATGATGCGGTTGCAGTACGAGAGGGTGTAGATGCAGGCAGAGGCGGCCAGGCCGTCGATGAAGCCGACGATCGGCTTCGAGAGCTGACGGATCGCAGCGGCCAGCTCGTCCACGGCATCCACGGCGCCGCCGCCAGAGTCCGCGACGAGGATGTGGCCGATGATCTCGGGATCCGCGTCGGCGTCGAGCAGCGCGTTGCCGATGGTACGGGCGCCGGGCTCGCCGCAGCTGTCGTATTTCAGCATCGTGCCGGTCAGGTAGGTCACGTAGATGGATTTCCCGGCGAAGGCGGAGCTGCGCTTCGCGGGAGCATCGACCAGGGCGTCGCAGGAGATCCTGCAGGGTGACGGCCCTTTGTCGAATTCGGTGATGTAGCCGCGGAGCACGCCCTTGATGATAGGGGTGATCGCAGCCGCCTCTTCGGGGCTGATCATCCAGGGGCCCCGGAGATTAAGGGCCAGATTTGACAATTCCATATCTCACAAAATTTTGCGAGAACAAAGGTAAATCGTAAGATAATAGTGATTTGTGACAGGATCAGGCCGTCGGAGCGTCCAAAAGCACGCCGTGCACGCTCTTCAGGTCAATCTGGAAGGAGAACGACGAGCTGGAGATTCCAGAGATGCTGTCGGCCCAGGTGAAGGTCGGCGGGAACTCCAGGGAGCCGACGACGTACTTCTCGCCGCTGATCAGCTCGATCTCGAAGATGTACTTCCGGCCGGTGAGCTCCTGCAGCAGCGGCCTGTAGGTGTCCTTTCCGGCACGGATGGCGGCCGCAAGCGTGAATTCCGAGTGTTTTCCGTCGGCGCCGTAGTTCCATTTCTCGGTGATATCGGCGGTCTCGGGCGTGAATGGCAGCGTAGCGAGCTCGCCTTGCAGGAAGCTGTTCAGGGTGAAAGATGATCCGGCAGGCAGGTAGCTGTAGTCGGCGACCTTTGAGGTGTGGATATACCGGATAGCGCGGACTCCTAACTTCATAATTTTGTGTTTTTTAAGGGTCGAATTTTCGGGACGTTGGGGAGACTAAAAAAATATCGGAATCTCGTAATTTTCGGTATTTCGCTGACGGTAGCGGTACCAGTCTTTCGACATCGACGCGATGATGCGGTCGTTGATCGGCAGGTTGAAGTCGGCGAGGAAGGATCCGATGGCGTGGCGGATCATCTCCTTCTGCCCGTCGCTGAAGCGGGCGACCATGTAGGCGTGAAAGGTGGCGCGGATCTGATTCTCCAGGTACCGGCGGATGGCGGCCTGGCCGGATTCGGAGATATAGCAGCGGTACAGCTCGTTGATCCAGATCTCGCGGTCCGCGGCGCGGTTGTAGGTCTTGTGCTGCCGGATCTCCAGCAGCTCGATGGCGATGTATTCGCGGCGGTCCTCGATGATGTGGTAGTCGTTCGGGAGGAGGTCGAGGTTCTGCTTGACGATTCCCCAGAGGTTCGTGCGCTGATCCAGGCGAATCACGTCGGATCCGCCGTTATTGGCGACCACCCAGTCATGGATGAGCTCGCCTACAAGGATATCAGCCGTCGATGAACTTTTCACGATCGCAAAAGTAGCGGATGGCATTTTGAAACCTTTGACAGGGCACCATTCCCGAACGATCGCACCACGAAGATAGTGAAAATTTTGTTGACGCGAAAATTTCCCGATTTTTTTGACGCCTTGACGCAGAGGGTTTAACTATTTGATAGTCAGTGGTGTTTTTCGGGTCAAGCGGTTTTTTCGGCAGTTGACCGGGCTCATCCCGAAAATGCACATAACTCGCTGACTATCAACCGGGTCAGTTTTTTCAGCAAACAATCGGAAGGAGAAACTCTTGGAGTCTATTGGTCAACTTATAGTTTGAAAAGTTGACGCTTTTAACTAATTATCTATCAATTTATTACAGAGGTGCGTCAAAAGGTCAGAGAAAAAAGCAGGAATTTTGCCCGCATTTTTTTTCTCCCCCGCAGGAGACGAAAAAAAAATCCCGGAGGGCTCCGGGATTTGACCTGTTTATTGACGCGGTCAGCGGCCAGGGCGGACGAAGACCGGGATGCCGTCGTAGATCATCTGCAGCAGCAGCTGGAGAGTGGTGTCCCTGACGAAGTCGGTGTAGTAGGATCCGGCATCGGGTCCTATCCTCACCTGGTAGAGAACGGGCCTTCCGCGGTACAGATCCGAGCTCCTGGCCGGTACCATTCCTTCCGGCGGCGAGTTGTAGCACCAGATTGGCTCCGAGCGACCTCGGTGCCAGATTCGGAGGTCCAGTTTGCGCGGTTCCATCAGAAGATCGGCTTCTCATCTGCGGGCTCCTGAAGCGAGGCATCTGCAGCAGCTGGAGCAGCAGCTGCTGGGGCTCCGTTTTCCCAGGGCTCCGTGGTACCGGGCGCCGGCGCTCCCTCCCCTCCATCGGACTGCTCGACGCTGGAGAGGATGACGCCGACCGGGAGGTCTTCGCTCTTCGTCGTGTCGATGAAGAAGTAGTAGTGGTCCTCGCCCATGATCTTACGGCGGATATCGTTGCGCTGCTTCTCGGTCTCGGAGGTCAGCAGGCAGCGAGGATTGAAGACCCAGTCCTTATACTGGCAGAACATCTGCAGGCGTTTCTTGAACGTCTGGATCTTCATATTGTCCTGGTACTGCTTCGGGAGGGTCTGATTGTATTCGCCGAAGATCACCTTCGTTTCGAGCAGCTGGTTCAGCTTCGTCTCTGTGAAGTAGTCCTCGGCCCAGTACAGGAACTCCTGCGTCATGGCCTTCTTCAGATTGCGCTGCTCCAGCGAGCGCATCGCCGGCTGGATCCTGACGCCGAACTTCTTCCAGACCTGGATGCAGTTGAACATGAAGTTATAGAAGTGGTTCATGTCCTCGGGACCGTAGTCCTGGATCAGCGTCCGGTGGAACTCCATGTCCGGGGAGCGGTGAGTCAGGCCCAGCGCTGGATCCTCGGAGTGGTAGTAGTTCGCGAAGGCCGCGAACCAGGTGCGGCGCTTCATGGAACCGTCGAAGCCGGTGATGGCGTGGTTCGAGCTGAAGCTGACCTTCGGGGATTCCGTGAAGTCGAGCGTGACCTTCGCGGCGTACTTGGCCTTCGCCTCCATCTTGCCGGTGATCCAGTTCATGAAGTAGTGCAGGTCGATCTTCTGGTTCAAGTCGTCGATGTAGATCGTGTCAGTGTAGCCCTTCTTCACCTTTTCGAGGATGAATTCCATCTTATCGGACCGGACAGCGCGGCCGTCGATGTATTCCTGACGGCGCAGCTGCTCGACGGATCCCAGGAGGATGGACTTGCCGGTACCGCCGCGGTGCTCCCCTTCGTCCCCTTGCTCGGTTTCCATAGCATAGACGCCGTAGGGTTTCGCGGCATCCTTGTGCTTCGAGAGCATATAGCCGAGCATCGCGACCTTCGCGACGAAGTTCAGATCGTGCTCACCTCGCTGGTCGTCGGTCAGCCGGTACCCGGCTTCCTCTTCCTGCCACCAGACGCGGCCGGTATTATAGACGAATTGCAGCCAGTCGAAGTCCGGCCGGAGGATGTCGAGGCGGTAGCGCCTTATGTCTTTCACGGCGTCAACTTGTTTCCTTTGCAAAAAATAATCTGGGGTTTGAGGGGTGCAGCGCGCGAGAAGGGCGAGTGCGTCCGCATACTCCTGCGTGTGGTCGATTTTGAAGTACGGATCTTCGGCCTTGAAGTCGTGGTCGATGATCTTGTCGGAATAGACGAAGAACGGGCATTCTGACGGCTTTACGGTCTCAATACCGGCGGCCGTCACGCGGACGATCGCATTCCTGAAGAAGAAGTAGTCGGCCGCGGCCGTGTAGGCGTTAAAGTCCGGGTGGATCCGGCGGAGGTTCGAGAAGGAGTCCGCGGAAATCTGCTTGCTCCGGAAGATGGAGTTGGCCAGGGCCTGCCGGTAGTATTGCGGGTGCTGGACCAGGTAGTTCTGCAGCTCGTGCATACAGCGCATTTTGATCTCGGCCGGGTCGATCAGCTCGACGCGGTTGTCTTTGACGTGGCAGAAGGTGAACGTCTTCCCGGGGTCGTCGATGGTGTAGAAGCCCAGGGCCTGCAGGAAGCCGTACATCTGCGAGTTGTTGATGTCGTAGCCGGTGAGCGTGCGCTTCTTGTCGAATTTCTCCTGCCAGAATTTCAGGCCGCCGGAGAGCTTGACCATATTGTCGAAGATCTGGTCGATGCTGCCGAGCTCCGGGCGCCGGTAGTGCACGAAGAAGTCCTTCGCGTCCTTGCAGCGGCCGCCTTTGCGGGTGCGCAGCTGGGCCAGGTCGGCCGGGAGCTGGATGATGGAGATGTCGAGGAAGGAGAGCGCGATTTTCTGCATCTGCTTGATGCCGGTCTCGTCGATATCGTAGAGGATGTAGAGCTTCTTCGCGATCTTGCCGAGCGTGGCGTATTCGTGCGGCGTGAGGTCTGCGGTCTCGCTGTTCAGCCAGCAGACGTGATATCCCGCGCGGCGCACGTTCAGGGCGTCAGAGGGGCCGCTGCAGATGATCAGCTCCTTCCAGGTCAGATCCTGCTCTTCGCTGTCTTCGTCGTCCGGATCTGCAGGCACGACGAAGGGGTTCGCCTCGGTGCCGTCTGCTTTTTTCCAGCGGTCCAGGAATTCCGTCTCGCCGGAGATCAGGCCTTCGGGCTTCTGGCCGACCCAAAGGAAGCGCAGCTCGCCGAGCGGCTGGTAGATCTTGCCGTAGGTGCCGTAGTCGTAGTAGTAGATCGGATAGTCCGCGGTCGCGCCGATCTGCCAGCTGTCGCCTTTGGCATTTTTCCGGGTGATGTAAGAATCCACGGGCTTCAGCTGGAAGAGGTCGCAGATCTCCTGCGTGATCTTGTAGCCGAGCAGATCCAGCTCCGCCTGCGTGAACTTGCCGTCTTTGCGCAGCTGGACGGTGATCTCGTCCTGCGGCGGCATCTTCTTCATCGTCGGCTCGGGCTGGCCCACGGGGCGGCCGCTGCGGTCTCGGAGCAGATCCGGCGCGAACTGCTGCGCGATCCATTCCAGGGCCTGCGGGAATTTCAGGTTCAGCTCGCGCTGGACCAGCGTGATCGCCGTGTAGGCCTTCGTGTCGGCGCCGCCTTTGTCCTGGATGAACCAGGTGCCGTCCTTCCGGAAGACGGTGCAGCTGGGCTTGCGGTCGTCTCCGCCTCGGATGCTGAAGTTGCGCCGGCCGCTGAAGCCGACGGAGGACTGCGGGTAGAAATGCAGGATCACGGCCTTGCCGCCTTCGGTGGCCGCCAGGATGTCTTCCTTTGTGATATTGTAATCAGCCATTTTTGCCAGGTATGAGTTCGATGTCATCATGTCCGCACGCGGCGAAGTTGCGGCCGCGACCTTCGGGGCCGTAGGCGATCATCAGATAGTGCCAGCCGGAGCGTGACGTGTGCACGCTGATCACCTTCGCGGGCTCGCCCTTGTAAAGCACCTTCTCGCCGATGCGGAAGTCGTGCTGCTCGAATGTGTTTTTATCCATTGTGGTCATCTATGTCTATGGTCCAGAAGTCGGACCGGATTAAACGGTCGAAGGCGTCGTCGCGCTCGGTGCGCGAGGTGTACGATGCCAGCGTGCGCCATTTGGACGGCGTGAGCACGTCCAGGTCGCGGTAGCGGATCAGGAACCGGCCTTGCGCGGCGTCTTTCCTGATCAGCCGGAATCCCGCCTGCGTGAGGCGGATCTGTGTCTCTTCGCAAATCATATCGCTCTGCTGATATTTTTGACGGTTTTGAAGAATCCTTCGTAGAAGGTGAACATATCATCCGCGGCGTCGTCCGGCGGGATGATCAGGCAGGTGTTCTCGATGCGCGGGTTCGTGTTGATGTTCGCGCTGGTCTGGATCAGGAAGTCGAAGGTGGCGCCTCTTCCGCACATGATCTTCGAGTGGTTCCTGGCCACGACGACGCGGACGTTCTCGCAGCCGTCGAAGGCCTGGCGGAAGTCGGCCGCCTCGAAGTTGTGCCGGCCGGTGACGTAGATCTCGCCCAGGATGAGGTCGAGCTGCGTGATGCGTCGCTCGTCGATCCATTTGCGCAGCTGCCGGATGTCGTTCATATCCACGCACCACGTCGATACGATACACTCGCGGACATCCTGGGCGCGCAGAATGACCTTCAGGAAGGACAGCGCGTCCACGTCGCCGCGGGTCAGGAAGTTGTGGCACATTCCCTTCTCGAAGCGGATGTCGCCGGCGTCGAGCGCGTCCAGCAGCTCCATTTCGCTGTAGGCGCGCCGGTAGGCGTACTTCAGCGGGAAGCCGTGATGCGTAACCGGTCCCACGACTGAAGGTGTGGGGGGGTCGTCTTCGCCGTGGTCGATGGCGAGCGGCGGCAGCGCGAACGGCGCCTGTATGGTGTCGGGATCCAGCAGCATAGGTTCGTGATATCAGTGTTTGAAGCCGAGCTCTTCTTTGAGGCGTTCGCGGTCCCATTTCTCCACCTGGCGGACGGCCCACTCCTCGCCGGCCTGCGCCATAGCGTTCACGCGCGCGCGGAGGGTCTGTTCGCTTTCCAGGCGGCCCTGGTGGTAGGCGCGATAGACCGGGCTCTCGGGCGTCGCGATGTGGCGGCGCATTTCGGTGTCCGGGACCTCCAGCACCAGCGCGATATCGGAGGGCTTGTAGTGAAGGAGTGACAGGGCCTTGACGTTGTCGATATCGTCGGCTGTGGGCATCCATAGGGTCTCCCCTTCCGCGTCAGTCACCAGTCTCGCGGACTGGACGGG